TGGTCGAAGTTGTCTTTTAGTCTGTAACCTGCTCTGTCACTTGCCATTTGAGAGAAGTTTACGTGACTGTGAGCCTCTTCAATATCGTCTATCTTAAAAGCAAAGTAGTTTGCTTTGTCAATAGTCAATGTGAAGTCCTCATCGTCAAGGTCTTGAGGTTGCACGTTTGCACCTCTAGCGTATTCCTTAACAGTGATTTCTGGCTCCTTTATTATTTTTACGGAGTCACCCATGTTGCTAATCTCTCCGAAATAATCGGAGTTTGTAATTGATTCAACAACGGAGTTCTTCCTAAAGGCTAACTGAACCTGCTTAGAGTAAATAACTGGGGAGAAATTACCATTAGGCAGATTTCCGTAACCTGCTGCAGTTTTAAATGCCATTTTCATCTCCATTTTGAAAATTTAACAAATGCACAAAATGTGCTAAATTTACTCGTCATCGGCTAACAGTATTTGAGGTTGTACCTTTGATAGCTAATCAAACGTAGGCTCATACAATTAGGTAGGCTTTCAAGTGTAGTGTATTATGTGAGTTGTCCACGTGGAGAGGTCACATCTTTAGTTGATAATAGTTATACTTATAAATATCTATTTGTCAACTGTTTATCTAGCTGAACCAGATAAATCGTATATAAAGTTACCTGAACGTATCGATTCCATAATCATATCTGCATTTTTCTCGTATTGCTCTGCAGACATCTTTTGTACGTCAGACTCTAAAATCTTTGTAGTTTTAGCTTCGGCATCAGGAACAGACTTTTCAGCTTTTGTCTTAACTTCCGTAGCAGCACTCTTGTTACTCTTACTCTTAGTTTTGACGTTAATTCCTTTATCTGCTTTGTAGAGGTCGATTGCTCTAGCTGCTGATTTGGCATCATTGTCATTTTCATAAAGTGCATCCTGTACCCATTTAGGCTGTTCATCTGCCCAATCATGGAACTCATCACTATCTCTAATATCACTAAAGTCAGGATGAATCCTCATAAGTTCTGCTTCAGCTTTCTCTTTTTTAGCCTCTACAGACATTTCATCTATCTTTTGTATCCTAGTCTCTAATTCTGCTGACTGCTCTCTTGCCTTTTTCATGGCAATAGTTTCAACAATCTTAGCTACATCAGGATATTCTGCTGCCCATGCTTCTATGTCTTCATCAGACTTAGGCAACTTTATTTCTTTTTTAGTTGCTTTGGTTAGCTGTTCCTTTAAATCATCAAGTTGCTTTTGGAACTCTTTCTCTTTTTCTTGGGAGTGTCTTCGTAAGTCTCCATAACGCTTTTTGAAAGTTCTTTCTTCAGCATTCTTCGGTTCTTCCTCATTCTCTGTTTTCGTTTCTTCAACAGGTTCGGCTTCACCTTTTGCTTCTTCCATCAACTTTTGTAGTTCTTCCTCATCTTTCTTAATTCTTTCTTCGTGAGTAGAACGCTTGTTTATGAATGCTTTTTTAGTTGGTGTAGCATCTACCACCATTTCTTGTGCTTGTTCAGCCATTTTTTACTCCTTGGGGTTATCGTAGCCAATTATTGTTGGGGGATAAGTAGCCATCTACTATGGGTTATTAACGTGAAGCTAACCCACCTCGCTTCATATACTTTTTCTTTATTTTACCTGATGCTTTACGTTTGGTTATGAAAGAACCTTTTGCCACAGGGTCAAAGTCAGCTTCTCCTGTATCACCAAATGTATCTTGCGTTTCTTGAGAAACACCACCATCATCACTTGGACTGTCATCAGATTGTTGTTGTTGTACAGCAGCTCTTGATTCAGCTTCTAGTTGTGCTAGAGATTTACCACCGAATGTAAAATCTTTTGCTCTTTTACCTTCTTCTTGTTCTTGTTGTTCAGTAGCATAATCATTATACGCATCTTGTTCAGCATCAGACAGTTTGTTGTACTCATCCACTGCATCAGCAGATATGTCAAACCCTAAAAACTCTTTATCGTAATCTTTTGCACCAATTCGTTCAGCTATGTCTTTACCTATAGAAACAACTTGGTCAGGTGTATAATTCTCTCCTGTACTTCTATTTTTGTATTCTCCTGCTTCTACTGTGACAACACCTCTGTTAAAATCTCTTAAATCTTTCATCCCCTTTGCAAAAGTTTTCGCCTCTTTGCCTGTGGTATTTTTTTTTAAACTATTATATTCATCTATACTGATTATCTTACTTATATTGCCAAGTTTCATAGAAACAGTTGTGCCTTTAGGATATTCACCTGTTATTCCCATTAATCCTGATTTAATCATTGCACCCGGAGTTAATGGACTAAAACCGGGAATATTAAAAGAAGTAGTAAAGGTTGTAGCACCCTTTGTTAAATAACTACCTCTAACAGGACCACCTAGCCTATTGGTTTTATCATAATCTATTGTGCCACCTAAACTGATACTACTACCTTGTGGACTGCCACCATCATCACCACCATCTCCTGCATCAACAGGTGCTACTTTAGTTGTTTGTACTTGAGTCTTCTTAGCTTCTTCTTTAGGTGCTTCTTCCTGTCTAACGAAACCTTCAGGCACAGGATACAATGTATCACCAACTGTACCATCAGCGTTTAATATATGAGGTATCATACGTGTTTGACCTGTTGCTTCGTTAAAATATCTAATATTTTTAGTCTGAGGTGCTCCACTTGCACTAGAACCTAATAATTGATTATAGCTCACAGGAGCATATGGTGTGCCTTGACTGCCATACACATTTGCTACATTAGGCACATAAGGTGTTCCACGTGTAGACCCTGCTACACCACTTGCTACTTGTTGTTGTGGCATTTGTGTAGGATTACCCATAGGATTTGTTCCTAGTGGCTGACTGCCTATAGGCACAGTAGGTGCTACATACGTACCATTAGCTGCTTGTACCACTCCACCTGTATTATACTCTAAATCATCTTCAATGTCAAGGTCTGTTTCATCAAAAGGTAAGTCATCAGGCATAGTAGCTTCATCGGAGTTGCCCATCTGACCCATAGCTTCCATTTGTTTTAATCCCTGTTTAGCTTCTTGTCTCATCATCATAAGTTTTTCAAGACCTATGTATCTAACAACATCAGCAGGGAATACAAACTCTCCTTCACTTAGCTGTGCAGGTATATCGTCACGTACTTCCTCTTGTGTTGAACCGGGGGGAACATCATTACCTGATACAGGGTCTACTGTGCCACCTTCATCTTTTAGTCCACCCTCGTTAAACAGTTCCATCTGTTTAGGCATTGAGCCACCTTTATTTATGTTAAGTGCTTTGCCTTTTTCTAATGCTTCCTCTAATCTTTCTTCTTTAATTCTTTTACCTGCTTTTCTTGATATAGGCAAAGCAGATATTACATCTAGTTTTTTTCTATCTTCTAATTGTTTAGCAATATCTTTTTGTACTTCAGGATTAGCTAAATCCTTGCCCTCTGTGTTCATAGAATTTCTAGGGTCAGTGTCGTGATAATAGCCGTATTCTTTAAGAAACATTTCTAATTCACTAAGACTTAACATTTTATTTTCCATTACATCTCCTCCTGAAGAAAAATTTTGTCTAGGATTAAATAATAATTTTTCTTGTATATTTATAACAGGTGTTCCTTCTTGTCTTGTAACCCCACCAAGACCTTTTGGAATACTTAGTTTTTTAATTTTTATTGCAGCTTTACCAATACCTTTAGCACTCTCTACTATAAATCCCTTGCCTAAAGTCTTTTGTACATAATTTTTTAACTCCTGTGCAGTGAATCCTTTTTGAAATCTAGCGTCATTACCCTTACCTATAATGTAACCATCTTTTATTTTAACTTTATTTTTGGCACTCTCGACATCTTTAACACCTCTAGTAGAAATTACTGCTTCGCCATTTACTGTTAAAATACGACCAATATTTTTTACAGCTTCACTTCTTGCTTCAGGAGGCAGAACATTCAGAACATTTAAACTTGTAACTTTATTGTAACTTGCACTTGGTATTTTTTTTGCGTCATTGTATTTAGGTTTGCTTTTTACATAAGGCTCATAAGTATCTGCTTTTATTAACTTAGCACCCTCTCCTCTTCCTGAACCATAATCTAATTTTCTACCACCTTTTTCACTAAAAAGAGCATCTGCTTTTAAATAGCTACCTACAGTGCCTTTGCCACTAGACCCTGCTCCTATAGCAGTTTTAGCAGCTCTTTCAGGGGGTGGTAATTTAATCTCTTCCATTGACCTCTTCTCTAAGCAACTTTAACTTTTTAAAAATAGCCACTGCTCCCTGTGACCTATAAAGAGTAACTGTATCATTACTCTGCTCCATTATTTTATACTGTGCCTGTATCTGTACGTCTAAGTAATCATTGAAGCTGTTCAGGAGCTTGGGGTTGTTCACCAATGTCTTGAGTTGGCTCAACACCTGCTTGTTGTCCTTGTCCATTCTGTACCCTTCCTGCAAATCCTTGTTCTCCCGGAATAGGTGCTTGTCCTGTTCCTATGTTACCACCACCTGCTCCTGTTGGGTCAAGTGGGTTAGCTCCTGCAGGGGGTGCTTCTTGTTGTTGGGGTTGAGTACCTTGAAAGGCTTTCAATAATTCTGCCTGAACTGCTGCCTCATCCATATTGTTAGTTACCTTTTCAGGGTCTAACTCCATAGACTTGGCTATCTCTCTAATTATATAATTAAACTTAGCGAAAGGTGCTAACACAGGATTAGATGCAACTTGTAAGAAAGACATAAGCCTTTGACTTCTTACTTCGTTAGCCATAAGACTTTCTGTTCCACGTGCAACAACTTCTAAATCGCCTTTTAACTTTTTACTATAGTCAAACTGCATATTAAATCTAAACAAACCTTCACCTAAAGGCTTGAGTAGATAATCATCTATATTTTTTATAACAGTCTTAATACTACCTGACGCTGCGTTCATTAACATAGATATACCTGATGCAGTTCTACCAACACCTGCTATACCTGTTTGTCCATGAGCATATGATGGAAAGCCTGTGCTTTCATCTGCCAACTGCCTTGCCTTGTCGAACAACTGCATATTTTCATTTGATACGTTAGGAAACTTAGTACCGAATATAGCTTGACCCGGAGCACCACCTTGTCTTCTAAACACCTTGCCCGGATATACAGATAAGTCCTGACCCGGAACTAGGTTAGTTTCATCAACTTCCATTATAAGATTGCCTGAAAGAACAGCATTGTCAACTGCCATTCTCATAAAGCCATTCATCAAGGTCTGTGTATCATCCATATTTTCTGCAATACCAACACCAAAGAATGAATATGGATTCAATTCATATGGTGCAGCCATATAGGGTATGTTTGCAGGTTTGAAAGGATTAAGAACCATTCTTAATAACTTGCCATTACACACCCATATGTTAGCCTGTAATTCTTCGTGTTCTTTTAAATCGTCAGGTATCTCTACATTATTCTCTTCTAGTATAGAGACATCACAATTACCCCAATACTCTAATACCTCAAAACGATATATACCATGTTCAGGTGCATAGTCAGATAAATCATCTTCCCAATACTTCTTGACATAAGACTCACCTGCTTCTACAACCTCGTCTATAACAGTGTCTCTGAAGTAAGGTCTTTTCTTTAATGCACGTAATTGTGTTCTTGACATCTTATGTCTTTCTATGACATATTGTGCCTCATCCATATTAGTTGCGTCAGGGTCAGGATAGAAGTTCCACACAGACACATGAGATGTAGAAGGAACTGTTTTAAATATAGGACTATACTCGCCCTCTTCGTTCCAATTCGGATACTCTTTGTCTGTAGCAAAAGGTCCTTTCATAACACCTGTGCCAAATAAAGACATTTCAAAAGCAGTGCTTCGTAGTTGTTTACTTGCACCTGACTCTTGTAATTGGTCTGTTATTTTCTTTTCCATGTTCTTTGCTGCGACCATAGAAGGACTAAATGTTATCGCTGTCGGAGTTTTACCAACTTCTTCTTTAAGACCTTCAACATCGCCCAACTTTTCTTCCAAAGGACCAAGCCTATCGAGTAGACTTTTTTCAGTAGCACCTTTAGGTAGTTCCATACCATCCCCAGAAAATCCATAAGGACTTGCTTCTTCGGTATCTTCACTAAGTTCTTCAGGTTCTTTGGGGTCAAAGCTGACATCTTTTGCGACACCTTCAGGTAGCACTGTCGGTTCAATGCTAATAGGAAATTTGTTACCTGCAAATAGTACGTCAACAATTTGTCCGTAAGCCGCGAGAGTTTTGGTTTTGGTAACTTTGATAAAAACTCTTGACCTTTCTGCTTCAGTAAATTGAACATCACTTCCGTATATCCCCCTATAATTTGTATAAGAACGTAGCCATCGTTCTTCATCATTTCGTCTATAGTCTTCTGCTCTGTCGTATCTTTCCTGTATAAAAGGTATGATACCACTTACTCCTGCATCAGCTATTTCAGAATCATCTGTATCTTCTAATGCTATAGAATCACTATCTAATGTAATATCTTCTTCTGCCATATTAATATCCAAATGTTGCGTCTGCTACAGGCATACTGTTTTGAGGTCTGCCTACAGGGTCATAGTCAAAAATACTAAATCTAGGTCTTGACATAATGCCATATCTTAATGCGTCATAAATATGGTCTTCGGCTCTCGTATCCACATCTTCAGGATTTCTTTTGTCTAAAGGTATTGCAGGTAGTTGAGAGATTGTTTCTGTGCAAGTGTTAAAAAATACCATTCTTGGTTGTTCAGTAAATTCATCAATCTGTAATCTTCTATGTATTTCATTCTTACCGGATACCCTACTACCTTTACTTCTATCTGATGGTCTAAACCTGCATCCCTTCATAATCATCTGTTCTGCTAGTGAAGGTCCTGTATCACCACGTTTGTGCCACAAAGAACTATCTAATACACCATACTTTATGTTGCCATCTTCTGCTTCTGCATCTAATATCATATCTGCCAAATCTGTGGCAAGGACTTTAGAAACATACAACTCTCTATATATAACAAGTTGCTCATCTGGAGAAACAGCAAACCACAACACAGCACTATAAGAACCATAACCATAATCACAAGACCTAAACTTAACCCAATTTCTTGGAATTGAAAAAGGCTCAATAACGTGATTATCCCTATCAAACTCAGTGAAAGCAGCACCTTCTTTAATATCCCAATCACCTTCAAGCAACTGTCTCTTTTGGTGTTCAGGTAAGGATAGAAGCATTGCTTCGTAATCTCCTTGAGATGATAAGTATGGATTGTCAGATAATCTAGCAGGTATGAATCTTCTTTTGAATAATGCTTCACCTGCTTTGCTATGCCCATCAGGGTATTTAAGAATCTTTCCTGTTTCAATATTTGTGGCATCAAACGCTTTTCCATAAGGTGCAGGGTCAATAAACATCTTCTTAACCCACTGATGACCCGGACCTCCGGGGTTCGTTGTTGCTCTCATATACACTGGTAAATCAGGAGCAGTAGAACGTAATCTTGACCTCATGTAATTCCACGAAAAGGGTGTTGCCCATTGTGTTAATTCGTCAAAGCCTATCCAACTAAAAGCTAAACCTTGATATCTTAGTACATCATCATCTCGGTCTAGGTAGGACATCCACAGTCTTGCACCTGAAGGAGCTACCCATTGCATCTTTCTTTCCGACCATTTTATCCCTTTGTATATAAGAGGATATAATTCTCTAGACTTCCAAACAAGTTCTCTTAGTTCTTCTGTCGTGTGTCGTAATAACAAGCCACTAAATTGTGGGTGATTCATGTACCGAAGAGGGTCAGCTAACATAGCATACGATTTACCCCCACCTGCACTTCCACCATATAACACTTCTCTTTCAGGAGAAGCGAGGAACTCTGTTTGAGGTCCTTCGTTGGGTTGGAACACTACGTTCTGTTCTGCTACAGGAACTTGTTCTATGTCTTCTAATACTTTAGGCTTTTGCTCCGACTCGACTTTCTTCGATGGCTTTCGCTTTCTCGATTGCTTTCTTCGCATACTCGGACCATCGTTTAAGAGTTCTAGCCTTGTTCTTACGCTGTCGTTCATGTAATAATCTTTTTCGTAAACCTATGTGAGATATTTGTCTTCCTGTTTTTGTTGTCAGCCAATTAGCAACTTGTCTTAATGAATATTGTTTTATGTGTCTTCTTGCTAACTCTAGTGCTTCTAACTCATATGGTATAGGGTCTAATAACTCTTTGTCATCTTCATTTACTTTATATCCAAATGGAACAGTCCTAGCTATACGTGGTATCTGTATCCATTCCTTTTCATCTTCATCTTTTAAATCTGTTGGTTGTGGCAGTTTCCACTTACCTAAACTTCTATCCATTAACCCTTCTTTGGTGGTAATATCATAACACCACCTGATGCCTCTACTTGAACTTTCTCAGTTTTAATTAAACCAACTCTGTCTAACAGTTCTTTTGATGCAGATAATTTATCTCTAATACCTAACTGTGTTGGGTCATCTACACCACTCACCATAGCGACTGCTGCTTTTGGTGCATTTCTACTCATATATAATGTGGTGGCATCCATAATTTCGTCTTTCATAGAAGCTACAACATTTGCTGTGGATGTTTTTCCAGAGTAACCTGCTAATAGTTTTGCTTGTACAACATCACCATTTGCTTCTTCAAACAAAACTTCTAAAAACTTCTGTTGTCTTTCTGTTAGTTCTCTGCTCAATGTGGTATATCCTTAATCATTTGTTTTTCGGCACGTTCTATTAATCGTTGTGCTCTGTTAGGTGTCTGCCATCTCCAAGTGCTGTCCTGCATCTCGTCTGCCATTTTTAGCCAGTCGCAATTTTCTACAGCAGCAATCATCTTTTTAAATTTGGATAAACGAGGCTTACCTAATTGGAATGACATATTTATTAATACGTGTTGTATGTCTTCAGGTAGAGATTCAAAGTTACTAAATATATCTTGACAGTCTTTTATAGATACTTGTATATCATTCTCAAACCATTTATCAACTTGTTCGTTAGGCACTTTTGTTCCTACAGGCTTATTATAATATTCAGTATCCCATTCAGTAATCAAGTGACCTATTCCCCCAGTCAAATGTGATTCTGAACATAAATACAATTCGTATTTTATTCCCTCATCTTCGGCTATTTCATTTTGTAGTTTAACTAGATTCATTTACTTTCCTTGTTTGACCTCTTCTAATTTCTTTTACGTGTAGATGCCAAAAATAATTACTCATCTTATTAATTATAACAAATATCTTTAAAAATGTCAAGGCTTTAATTTTCATTGGTAGTATGGACTCACTGTAGAATTAGGGTCTTCAATGCCCTCGACTGCTAATACTTCAGGTATATAATACTTTAACATATTCTCTATACCCATCTTTAGTGTTAGTGTAGACATTGCACATCCACTACACGCACCACTTAAAAATACTGTTACTATGCCATCCTTAAAAGATTGTAACTCTACGTGTCCACCATGCATCTGTATACTAGGCAATATAGATTCTGTTATTATTTTATTAATTCTTTCCTCTACGTCAGACATTACTTCTTTTTGAACATCTTAGCTGCTTGTCCGACACCCTTAATCCCAAATGACGCACTAATTGCGATATATAAGAGGTACTGATACCACTCTGGTAAAGTTGCCAATATACTAAATCCATGTTCCACATACTCTGTCATCCCGGGAATGAAGACTAATATAGCAGGGGTTAGTAGGACAACTAAAGCAAACTCATCTTTCCAAGACTCGTTTGTGGCATCAGCCATCTTGCCTTCCCACTGTATTTCACCTGCAGCTACCTTCTCTGCTACAGTTGCTCTTGCCTTTGCTTCGGCTACTTTAGCGAGACCATCGGCTTTTGTTTTTTCTACTTTGTTTTGAAACCACGTTCCTGCGAGATTTGCGAGTGGTCCTATCAGTGCTTGTATCATTCTTTATTTTCTCCTGCATTCTAGCAAGTCTTAGTTGTTCTTTTACTTTAGCTGAATCTACGAAATCTTGATGTTTTTTTTGCAATCTTGCTGGATTGTTTAGAAAATTGTTTACCTCGTTTAGTCGCTTTTCGTTTAGCAGCCGAAGAGGAGGCATATTCAGAGGGAGATAAAGCCTTAATCGCTTTTTCAGGTAGATAACGCTCACCAGTTGCTTTACTCCCTTGTGTACTAGGTTTACCAGACTTTGTTCGCCATTTTTGTTTTCCCCACGCAACTAGTGACCTCTGTGATTTTTTTAATGTCATACTATTTTCATATGCCTGTTTAATCTCATCTATTGTTCTGTAGCATCCTATACACACATCATCTTCTAATGTACATACTCCAATGCAAGGTGTTAAAGTTTGCCTGTCCATTTGCCGACAATCCAAGCTAACAATCCTGTAAAGAATAATATAAATATAAACGCTATTCCATAACCCATATATTCCATCAACTCTGCTTGACGTTTTGCTGCCATCTTCTCTTGATAACGTCTAGACTTTCTTGCTTCTGCTTGGAACTCTTGCCAATCCTGCCATAATCCGGGTCTACCTATGTATATCATCATCTTCTTGAGTTCTGCTTCTTTTTCTTTTATCTGCTCAAGAGCCATGAACTCTTCTAGGTCAGAACCACCACCTTTAGATTTTTGTTTACTTGCCTTCTTTTCTAACTGCTCTTTTGAAAATACAAAGTCAGATATCTGTTTAGCACAGCCTGTAAGCTCTTTTCCGTTTGATACGAAACTTTTAATTACACTAAAAGCTGCGTTTGCTGCTGCAAGTTCTGCTAACATTATCTTTTCCTTCTAGGCTTACAATATGCTGTTATCTGTAGATTAGGTCCTTCCTGTTGTGGTATTGAAGGTTGCTTATGCAATCTCTCTGCGAAGTACAAACATCTATCTATGTCTTCAAAGGTTTGTGTTTGGTCTATTACTCTTATTCCCATCATAAACACAAGCACAAACTCAATCATTATACAGGTACTCCTTGTACCTCCTCTTCTTTTTCATCGTGGCAATCACAGTTGCATTCATCGCAGTCACATTCATAACACTTACAAGTGTCGCACTTTTCTTTATCCACGATATCCACCACCTGCTTTTTTATAAGCCTTTGCCATCATCTGTGCTTTACGTGCAGACCATTGACCGGGAGAACCACCTTTACCACCTGCTTTTATTCTGTTGAATATATTCTTACGTAGAGTTGGCTTTGTGTAGTTACCTGCTTTGTTCACAGTGCTACCACCACTTTTTAATTTAAGTGCTGACAAAGCCTTTGCTTGACCTGCATGAGCCTTACTAGCTTTTTTTAATTTACCTGCTACTTTTTTTATTGTGCTTTTTACTTTTTTTGGTGAGTGACCCATTGTTATCCTCATATAAATTATTAAACGTAGTATAAGGGTCTAGATAAGATTCATGTGACTCTGCTGAATGTAACCATTGTGATGGTGCAAAGTCAGGAGCACCTTCTCCTGTAACCCACAGAGCAGGACTAGTAGCTCTTACTCTGTTATTTGGCAGTGCAACAATGTTGCCTGTCCATTTTCCTGCATCTAGCAAATACATCACGTGTGATTGTTTATGCTGTGCAGGGTCATCTGCTATATCGCTTTCAGTATAGTCTACTGTAAACAAATACTTTGCAGTAAAGAACTGATTGTCTATCTTACATAACCACGGAGAAGAGCTTACTCTGTCCATGACTATTACACTA